TTCCTTGCACAGCTCGCAGTCGCACGCCATGCGGCCAGCCTCGATCTCGCGTTCCTTCCACTTCTCGTAGCCCCAGTCGATGTCGTCGTCGACCTCGAACGTGTCGAGCACCGAGTCGACCTCGAACGGCTCGGGCTCGGCCCCGAGCTTCCACTCCTGCTCCTGCTCCTCGGCCGCGAGCAGGGCCCGTCGCGCCTGCACCGTGCGGTTGCTGGTGCAGTAGTCGCACGTGCCGTGCGCCCCGCAGTGCTTGCCCGATCCCGTGCGCTCGTTGCGGTAGGTCCGCGCCATGGTGTCACCTCGCTGACTGTAGCCACACCCGGTAGGGCAGGGGCCGCGCCCCGGCCGACTTCATGGTCTCGACGTAGGCCCCGTAGTCAGGGCCGATCTTCACGCGCACGTCAGTCCAGCCTCTCGATGAAGGCGTCGAGGGCGAGGGCCACCCGGAACGCCACCGTGCTGTTGAACTTGGCCGCCTCGGCCCGGTCCCGTGTCAGGACGACGACCTCGCGCCCGTGCTTGTCCATCTTGAACGACTGCACCCAGCGCCCCACGTTGCGCAGTCCGACGATGGCCAGCGGTTCACCCATGATCTACTCCTCGTCCCGCGTCAGGTAGTCCGACCACTGCTGGGCCATGGCCCGAGCCACACCCGCGAAGGTCCGCGAACGCTCGCGCCACCGGTCGGGGCCGGGGCCCAGCTTCCACACCCGAGGCTCACGCCCCGACACCACGTCCGTCGCCATCAGCGGGGGCAGCCCCTTGAGCCACAGGCACGTGCGCTTGACCTCGCCGTGACCAAACATCCACGGCTGGATCGTCTGGTCGGGCTTGCGGATCCGCGAGCTGATCACCGAGACCGGGTTCTCGATGGCGATGGCCGGCACCGGAGCGGACATCAGGGTCCGCACGAAGTCGAGCGCCTCGGCCTGCACCTCGGGCCCCTTGGCCTTGAACCACCGGGCCCCGCTCACGGCGAGGTGCGTGCAGGGCGGGAACCCGATGAGGAGATCCCAGCGCCCCTCGGTGAGCAGGTCGCGCACGTCCCCCTGATAGTGGGGGCCCGGCGTCTCGGTCGGGAGCAGGTCACAGCTCACCGCGTCATGCCCGAGGGCCCGGAACGCATCACGCACCGCCCCGCTGTACTCGCACGCCACCAGCACCCGCAGTCTCTTGTTCGCCATGGTGTCACCCTCTCGCGTTTACACACCCCTAATCGGCAGCCGTCCCGAGAACTTTAGTCCGAGCTATCCCAGCTCGTGAGCCACCACCGGCAGTCACCCTCGACCGTGCGCACCGACCACCCCTGCCCCCAGCGGGGCAGCTCACGAGCCGGGGCCCTGAGGTTGACGTGCTTCGTGCCGACCGGGCCCGAGGTCTGGTCGACGACCTCGACCGAGACCAGCCCCGAGCCACAGGGCACCGTGAGCCCGTCCCGCGTGACCAGCACCGCCCCGGTCGGGTAGATCGGCCCCTCGCAGATCTTGCCGTAGGGGGTCACCTCGCCATCGAGGGCGCAGTACCAGCACCGACCGTCGCCGGACGTGGTGTCGAGGGGCTCGAACCGCTCGCACACGTGGCACCGTTGCAGGACGACGGGATACCGGTAGATGAGCTGGGGCTCGGTCCCGTCCGGGTTCGTGCCCTTGGGCTCGATGCCCTGTTCCCGCAGTCCGCAGTGCTCGCACAGCCGCACCGTCTCGGTGGTCGGCCAGTGGTAGAGGTCACCGCACCGGATGCACGGCTCGGCCGGGGGCAGAGTGTAGCGGGGGCCCGAGGGCCGCACCGACCGACGACGATAGCTTCGTGTTCTCATAGCGCACCTACACTGTCACCTGGAGTGGACACTCCTCGTTTTCGGGGCTGGCGGCCCGGCCGTTTCTGGCGGTGGTCAAACCCCCCTGAGGGTGCGCACCGTCACCGGGCCGCCGTGGTCCCCGACTCTACCGCCCCGTCAGACCCTCGGCCACCGCACGGGCCCGGATAGCGGCCGCCCCGTTGCCGTGAGCGAGGATCACAATGTTCTTCCGCCGGTCGCCGGGCCGGGCCCCGTTGCACAGTCCGCACCGGTCGCACGTAGTCACCTTGCCGGCCGCCTCGGATGCCGGGCACACAATCTCACCGGCCAGTGTGCCCTCGGCCCCGGCCACCCGGAAGTAGCGCCACCCGGCCCCGGCCGCCTCGGCCGCCTCGGCCGGTGTGTCGACACTGGCCATGCACACGTCCCGCAACAGGGCCCCGGCCCCGCGCCACTGATGAGTGTATCCCGTGTGCTTCCGGGCCCCGTCGACGAGCCCGGCCGAAACGAACGCCGGCAACGCGGCCGGGTCACCATACGCACCGAGCCGCACCGGCTTACCACCGAGTCGGGCGCGAACCTCGGCCAACGTGGCCACGGGATACCGGCCGGCCCGGTAGGATTCCCACACCGAGCGGGGCCCTTGGAACACCAGCACGTAGCACGTGCGGCCGGTGTTCCTGCCGTCGACGACCGAGCCCCGATGAGGGCAATTCCCGCACACGGCCGAGTCGGCCCCGCTATGCACGGCCGGCCCCGGTGCGATGTCGCGGTGCAAGATGTAAACCTGTGCCATATCGGCCGTCTTGACGTTCGTGGAACCGACCAGAACCACACCGATAATCGGTTCGCCTGTAAGGGCCGAGGGCCCGTCATATACCACGTATCCCCTAGGTTCCTGTGCCATGCTACCGTGCCACCTTTCCGTTTCGGCCGGCCCGGCCGATGCCAGATACAGTAGCATGGTGCGTGCCACCATGCCACCGAGCCGGGCTCGAGCCGTTATCCCGTTGTAAATGCTGGAGTTATCGCCACCGAGCCCTCGGGGCCCTCGGCCGGCCCTCGGCCGGTGTTCTACCTGTAGACGCCACAATGTCACCCCACAGGTAGAACCTGGCCTCAAAAGTGGACACTTTGTTCACTTGGGACCAGACTATTACGGTTTTGGTAGCTGACGAGCCCTCGGGGCTCGGCCCTCGGCCGGGGCCGGGCTCGGCCAGAAAAGGAACCCGCGCACGTGTAGCAGGAAGCGTGCCAGCCAGTGGTGTCCACTTTCCTGGACACTGTGGCTCTGTGACCACAGTCCGAATCCAAGAAACCGTAGAAGAGATGTCGGGTAGCACGTTCCCGGTACGTCTATTGCATAGCTAAGCCGGGCCGGCCGGGGCCGGGGCCGGGGCCGGCTCGGGGCCGGGCCGAGGGCCGGGGCCGGGGCCGGCTCGGTGTGCGGGGCCGGGGCTCGGGGCTCGGTGCTGTAGCACGGGAAACACAGCGTAACCTGTAGACGCGCCACGGCTTAGCACGTTTCGGGGCCGGGGAGTTTACATAATATCTGTTATAGGACTCATGCGTGCTATGTCGTTTGTTTGCATACACTTGCGAGCGTAGCACGTGTGCGCATGGCCAGCGGGGCCGAGGGCCGGCCGGCTCGGGGCCGGGGCCGGCCGCCCGGTGCGCCAGTTTGGCGGCCGGTTCGCGCCGGGGGCCCCGGCCGCCACGTGATGTGTAGGAGTCTCAGGACAACCAGAGTACTTTTCCGAATGGGGCCCCCCTATGGCGCGATCTATGGCGCAGACCCATAACCTGCCCCATAGACCTCGTTGGGGCCCCCCTGAGCGCGTCTGTGGTGATCCTGGACCGGCGTCACACCCCCGGCTTGTATCACCACAGCACGGGGCTTGACAGGCCCCCGGCTCTCATGATAGAATCGGGAAGGGGGTGCGGGGGGCGAAGCCCCCTGCTTACTATCCGGCTATCCCTGTAACAAGGTAGCCGGTACAAGGCTACAAGGACGAGGTGCCTGTGCATCACACCTACTACTGGCACTTCGAGTTCCTGTCACTGGTGGTCACGGTACACAGCGACGGGACCATCACGTGCCGGATCCTGACCAGAGGTTGACAGATCTTATATCCGGTGGTAAACTACCGCCGATGTACGTGCGCCTTCAATACGTATCTGGCCGTCCACGGCCAAGGGGACTGCTCATGTTCGACACCTCAGACCCGCTCCGCGTCGAGTACCTGGACGGCCACGAATGGAAGCTGCTCGAAGACTTCTGCTACTTCGACGAGGAAGGGGCCCCCGGCGAGACCGACGGGACGTTCATCGACGTGCCGGCCGGCTTTGTGACCGACTTCGCCTCGATCCCTCGGGTGCTCTGGAACATCCTGCCTCCGACCGGGCCCTACGGCAAAGCGGCCGTGATCCACGACTACCTGTACCGGACGGGCAAGGCTGAGGGCCGGCCGGTCCCCAAGAGCTACGCCGACGGCGTGTTCTACCGGGCGATGCGGGAGCTGGGTGTCGGGTTCCTGCGAGCCCGGTCGATGTGGCTGGCCGTCCGGCTCTTCGGGCGCGGGATCTGGCACGAGGATGCCCGATGAGCGGCGATCAGGGCCGCCGGGCACTCAGGGTCTACCTCGGCATCCTTTTCTCGCTGGCGGCCATGCTGGGCCTGCTGGTGGCCGGCCTGCACATGGAGTCCGGCGCGAGTCTGGAAGCCCGGCCAAAGCTCTCGATCAAGGTGTCACCACTGGCCGGCATGGCCCCCCTCGATGTGCGGGTCACCATCCAGATCGAGCCGGACCCGGCCAACGCGGCGGCCGTGGTGGTCTACGCCGGGGACAACGAGTTCCGGTCGAGCTACATCCAGCTCGACGGGGAGCTGGCCCCCAAGACCCACGTCCTGACGATGAAGAACATCCCCGGTGGGCACTGCGTGTTCAGCGTCGAGGTCTACAATTCCGAGGGGAAACTCTGGGCGCAGACCTCGGTCCACACGCAGTACATCGGACTGACCTACCAGATCCCCGACTGGGCCGACGAGGCCATGGTGGACGAGCTGTGACCCCCGAAGAGGCCTACGCGGCCGAGAACCCTCCCCGGCCGCGAACCAAGTTGCAGGAGTACCAGCACGCCTACGCTCGGAAGGTGAAGACCGAGGCCTGCCTGATGGTCACCGGGGGCCTCCCCGTGAAGTGCGCGTGGTGTGACTGCGCCGACCTGGACGTGCTGACCATCGACCACCGGTTCGCCGACGGGGCGAAGACCCGGCAAAGCCGGGGGCATCGTGGGGGCATGGGCACGTACCTCGACATCCTGCACGGCGTCGAGGATCCCGAGCGGCTCCAGATCCTGTGCTTCAACCACAACAAGAAGAAGGCGACCATCGACTCGGCGGCCGGGAAGCTCCGCACGCGGGGCAAGGGGAAGAAAACCCTTGACAAACTCCGCAAGTCCATGGTATCGTTAGAAGTACAGGGTGGGGGTGCGCCCCTCCTCGACCCGGCCGCTGGCGCGGACCAAGTATCTGGCCACACGGGTAACCCCCTCTCCGCACCCTCCCCTGTACATGACACCGACGCATGAGCAGCAGACTCGGGACGAGCTTCTCGCGTATCAGGGCCTGGCTTCGGTCAAGGTTACTCAGCCTGACGGAACCGTATCCGTCCTCTACAACCCCACTCCTCGTCAGGACGCTTTTCATCTCAGCACCGCGCCGAACGTCCTCTTCGGTGGTGCTGCCGGTGGGGGCAAAAGCCATTGTCTCCGCTGGGACGCCTATATGCGGTGCCTGTCCCAGCCGGGCTACCGGGCACTCCTGCTGCGTCGAACGTACCCTGAGCTTGCTGACACCCACATCGAACGGGTGTACCTCGAAGTGGCATCCTTGGGAGCCACCTTCGGGAAGACCGATTTCAAGCTCCGCTTCCCCAACGGGAGCGTGCTGCAATTCGGTCACTGCGAAGACGATACCACCGTCACCAAGTACCTCAGTACCGAGTACGATGGCATCTACTTCGACGAGGCCTCGACCTTCGAGGAGCGCCACTTCCTCTGGATCTGCTCGCGTGCGCGTGGCACGAAGGCCGGCGTCAAGGCCATCGTCCGGTGCGGCTCGAACCCCGGCGGGACCGGGGCGCTCTGGCTCAAGCGGCGGTTCATCGACAAGGACATCACGCCAGAGGAAGACCCGGCCTACCGGCCAGAGAAGTACGAGTTCATCCCGTCGCTCCTGAGCGACAACCCGTACCTCGGGGAAGACTACCGGGACCGGCTCCTCTCCCTGCCCTCTGAGGCCCTGCGCCGGGCGTACCTGTACGGCGAGTGGGATGTCTTCGAGGGGCAGGAGTTCGCCGAGTGGAACGCCGCCGAGCACGTGATCGACGAGCTGCCCACGATCAACGGGAAGTCGATCCTGAGCCTGCCGTGGATCGAGGTGTTCCGGGCCATCGACTGGGGCTACACCGAGAACGGCGTCTGCGGCTGGTACGTCTGCCTGCCCGAGGGCCGGATCATCAAGTTCGCCGAGTACGTCTTCAAGACCACCATCGCGAAGAACGTGGCGAAGGAGATCAAGGAACGCAGTCGCGGCCTGAAGATCCGCTACACCATCGCGGATCCAAGCATTTGGATGAAGGGCGGGGCCATGGGCGAGAGCATCGCCGAGACCTTTGCCCGAGCCGGCGTTGGGTGCATCCAGGCTGACAACGACCGGATCAACGGCTGGCAGCGTTTACACCACTTCCTGACCGAGCGCGTGGGGCACGACCAGAAGCCCCTGATCCAGTTCCTGCGCTCCGGGTGCCCGTACACGATCAGGACGCTCCCGATGATGGTGAGCGATCCGAAGCGGCCGGGCGACATCAAGAGCCGGGCGGTCGAGGATCACGCGGCTGACGAGACCCGGTACGGCGTCATGAGTCGGCCAGCTCCCTCGATCTACAAGCCCCGCAAGATCGTGATCCCCGGCACGGTCGGCTGGGAGATCAAGAAGCATCTGGACCGCTCGCGGCGGAAGAGCCGGCTGGGCGCAGAGAGTGTGAGACACCGATGAAACTTCAGATCCCCCTGACCGACAAGCAGGCCGCCTCGTGGCGTACCCGCATCGACTCAGGGAAGAAGTACATCGAGCGGTTCCGCGACGACTGGAAGAAGCAGCAGGCCGCCTACGTCGGGGAGACGCTGGCCGCCGAGCCGACCGACGACGTGGTGCTGGTCAACAAAGACGCGCCACGGGTGAAGCAGAAGGTCGCCCAGCTCTTCTATCAGGTGCCGAAGATCCATCTGCGGCCGAAGCGGCCGGACTACCTCGGCGCGGTCTCCACGTTCCAGTCGGTGCTGAACCACAAGCTCACCACCGAGATGCGCGTCGAGCGCGTGGTGGACGAGGTGCTCACCGACACCATCGCGGTCTCGGGCATCGGCGTCAGCAAGATCGGCTACGAGGCCGTGACCGTCGACGTGGACACGCCGCTGGTCAGTCCGCAGGAAGCCCAGCTCATGGCCGAGCAGGGCATGGACGTGCCGACCGACAAGGTGCCGGTGCCGATCTTCGAGAGCTACTTCTGGAAGCGCATCTCGCCGGCCAAGCTCCTGCTCCCGCCCGAGTTCGTGGGAACGGACTTCGACGAGGCGTCCTGGATCGGGTTCTGCTACCGCCTGCCGCTCGAAGTGGCTCGCCGCGAGTACAAGCTCGGCGACGAGGCGGATCCCAGCACGAAGGACGAGTACGTCGTCACCGACGCCACGGTCGCGCAGAACGAGCGGACGCAGAAAGAGGTCGAGTGTACCGAGATCTGGTACAAGGCCTCGCTGTTCGACAAGAACGAGCGTCACCCGCTGAAGCAGCGTCGGCTGGTTTACATCGAGGGCAAGGACGAGCCCGTGGTGCATGAGGACTCGCCCTACCAGCGGTTCGACGAGAACGGCAAGCTGGTGGTCGGGTTCAAGAAGTTCCCGATCCGCGTGCTCACGCTCATGACGGTGCCCGACGAGGCGATCCCGCCGAGCGACACCAAGGTGAGCCGGCCGCTGGTGAGCGAGCTTCAGGCCTCGCGCACGCAGATGGTGAAGCAGCGCAAGCGTGCCCTGCCGATGCGCTGGTACAACACGGCCCTGCTCGACGTGGACACGGCCGAGAAGATCCAGACGGGCGACGTGCAGGACATGATCCCGGTGCAGGCCCCCGGCGATCAGGCCATCGGGGAAGTTGCCAGAGCCAACTATCCGCGTGAGACCTTCGAGTTCCAGCGCGTGATCGAGAGCGACCTGCAAGAGGCGTGGGCGCTCGGCTCGAACCAGATGGGGACCGACTCCCCCGGCGAGGTCTCCGCGAGCGAGGCCAAGATCATTCAGGGGAACACCAACGTGCGTCTCGACTACGAGCGCAACAAGGTGCTCCGCTGGTTCCTCGACGGGGCCGAGCTGATCGGGGATCTGGTGCAGCTCTTCGCCGACGACGAGGATTACGTCGAGGTGGTCGGGCCGGACCAGACGCGCACGTTGCAGGCGTGGGACAAGACCAAGATCGCTGGCGAGTTCGTGTACGAGGCCAAGACCAACAGCCAGCTCCGACTGGACGTGGCGCAGGAGCGCATGGACGCTCGCAACGCCTACCAGCTCATGGCCAACGAGCCGTTCGCCAACCGGCAGAAGCTCGTCGAGAAGGTCGCCGAGACCCACGACATGGATCCGGCGCAGTTCCTGACCCAGCCGCCGCCGAAGCAGCCTGAGCCGCCGAACGTCTCGTTCCGCTTCTCTGGCGACGACCTGAACCCGCTGAACCCGAGCTTCCCGATTGTGCTGCAAGTGCTCGCGGCCGGCGGCTTCCAGGTGCCCCAGCAGGCCGTGGATCAGGCCAAGCTGCACGCGGCGATGATGATGGCCACGGGCGGTGCGCCCAACCTGCCGACGCAGGCTCCGGGTGCGCCAGCGCAAACCGAGCACGGGGGCACGGCGCAGGAAGCGACTCCCCTGAGCAAGCACCAGATGGACGGCCGTGGCCGGTAGGAAGAAGGTCAAGGATCAGGTCGAGCAGGCTGCCGCGCTGGTGGCCATGACCGACCAAGGCCTGAGCCGCAAGGACGCCGGCCGGGTGCTGGGCCTGACCAAGGCCAAGGTCGACGAGATCCTCGACGGGACCGCGCTGGAGCTGAAGGCTCGCGCCCGAGAGTACCTCGACATCCACCTCGCGGCCGCTCGCGTGGCGGCCGAGAAGGGCCGAGCCGAGCCGGCGCAGTGGGCCCTCGAACGAGCCGGCGTGGTGCAGCCTCAGCCTGTGGCGGCCCCCAGCGGCGGCACGAACATCATGATCGGCATCCGACTGCCGGGTCTCGCGCCCGACGCGGGTCAGGTGATCGAGGTGACCGATGTCCCAGTTCTCAAGCGATCAGAAGATTGACTTCACTGGGATCACGTGTACCTACTGCGGCGACCAAGCCGAGGCCATTGACCATGTACCGCCACAGTCGCTGATCAAACGCTGGCGGCTCCCGTGGCCGCAGGAAGAGGTTCCCTGTTGCCAGTTCTGCAACCGGGAGCTGGGCAACCGGGCCGCCCTCATGACCTTGCCGATCCGCAAGGCGTACATCAAGGGCGTGATCTGGAAGAAGCGGTTGCCACACAAACGACGTGAGAAGCTGTTCACAGCGCCGAAGGTAGAGACATGGGGATCCCCTGGAAGAAGTTCTTCAAGTGGCTGGGCGAGACCGTAGTCTCTGCGGCTGCCGGTGCGGCCGTCGAGAAGATCACCGACAAGAAGGACGAGAAGAAGTAATGTTCAGGATCCGCGTCGAGTTGCGCGAGCACCCCTTCGCGGTCCAACGTCGCCGGTTCTTCATCTGGTGGACGGTCGGACGGTGCGACACGCTGGCGCTGGCCCGGAAGCTGGTGGGGCAGTTGCGCTCCCTGAAACCCGAGGTGCTTCATGGCGAATAGCCGCTGGGGTGGCCTCGACCAGTTCCGCTGGGTGGCGTTCTCTCCGGGCACGGCGGACAAGGATGCGTTTGGCCGGTTGCGGGTCGCCGCGCCTCAGACGCTGTTCGACTCGAAGCTCACCGTCGACAACACGCCACTGGTGTGGGACGACCAGCAGATCAGCGGCACGGCGTCCTCGACGTACCTGAGCAATCAGGCAGCCGTCTCGCTGGGCGTGGCCGTGAACACGGCTGGCCGGCGCGTGCGTCAGACGTTCCGCCGGTTCAACTACCAGCCGGGCAAGAGCCAGCTCGTCGTCATGACGCTGGTGCCCGGCGCGAACGACACCAACGTCACGAAGCGGTGGGGCATCTTTGACGACCAGAACGGCCTGTTCTTCGAGATGAAGGACGGCGTGTTCAGCGTGGGTGAGCGCACGTATTCCTCGGGCGCGGCCGTCGACACCACGGTGGCCTCGACCAGTTGGGACGGGCGATTCCCGGCAGGGTACGATCTCACGAAGTCGCAGATCTTCTGGATCGACTACGAGTGGCTCGGTGTAGGCACGGTGCGGTACGGGATCTTCCACGAAGGGAAGCCGATCCAGCTCCACGCAGTACACCACAATAACGTGCTCAACAAGGTCTACATGAGCACGCCGAACCTGCCACTCAGGTACGAGCTGGTCGGCACGGGCACGCACGCGAGCGCCACGCTGGTGTGCATCTGCTCGACCGTGATCAGCGAGGGCGGATCGGAGAGCGTCGGCCGGGACTTCAGCGTCGACCGGGGCATCACCGGGCTGGCCACGGGAAACAACACGTCGATCTACCCGTTGCTGGCGATCAGGCTCAAGAGCACGCATCTCGGAGCCGATGTCGCGATCAAAGAGATCGAGACGATGTGTACCACCGTGTCAGACTGGCGGTGGTCGCTCAAGCTGAACCCCACGGTCACTGGCACGGCCCTGTCGTTCTCGTCGATCACCAACTCGGCCATCGAGGCCGCCGCTGGCGCAACGAACGCGACGACCGTGAGCGGCGGCACGATCATCGCAAGCGGGTACGGCACGGGCACACAACAGGCTCGCATCACCGTCGCGGCCGGGGCTCCAGAGGCGTTCCGGCTGGGAGCCAAGATCGACGGCACGGCAGACATCCTGGTGCTGGCGGTCCAGAACATCACGGCGGCGGTGGAGACCTACTTCGGCGCACTGCGCTGGCAGGAGACCTACTGATGGCCTGCAAGAAGAAGGGCAAGAAGTGAGCGGCGAGAAGAAGTACGACCAGCACTGCACGGCGTGCGACTGGACGGACGAGATCTACGCCCTGCCCGGCCAGCACCCGCCCTGCCCGATCTGCGGCGGCAAGACCGAGCGGATCTTCCTCGGGGGCTACGGCGTGATCCCCGACGAGATCCCCGGCGGCATGGTCGTCGAGAACCTCGGGCATCGCCCGGTGAAGGTCTACTCGAAGAGCGAGCTGAAGTTCGAGGCCGAGAAGCGCGGACTCAGCCAGAAGGTCCGGCACGTAGGTTCGCCGGGCAGTGACAAGAACCCGAACACGACACGGTGGATCTAACATGGCCCTCGATCCTCTCTCGCTCGCCATCGCTGGAATGTTGCAGGAGCAACAGGGCCCAGCGCCGACGCCCGTCCCCATGCCCGGCGGTGCGCCTGCGCCGGCTCCCGCGCCTGCGCCGGCCGGTCCTGTGGACCTGGCCTCGCTCGCTCGCGCTCGCGGCATCGGCGGCATCGAGCAGACCGGTGGCACGGCCGTGATCAAGAAGACCGGCGTGCCCGACATCGACCCGAAGACCGGCGTGCGCCGGATCGGCTCGCCGCACCCGAAGGTGCCCGGACTGGTGTGGGGTGGGCCCGGCAAGGGTTGGGTGCGCAAGACGGACGTGGGCACGGCCCCCTACTAAGGAGCAGTTGTGATCATCAGACCGAACGGTGCGCCAGCGAAGAGGGAGATCCAGACGCTCAGCCGCGAAGAGGTGCGGCGAGTGGTGGAGTTCGAGGCGTGGCTGACCAGCCGAGGGTTGTCCTTCGACATCTACTGCAACAAGTGCGCGGACGCCTCAGGGCCGAAGGGCGCGAGGTGCTGGGGGAACAACAGCCGCGACGACAACACGTACAAGCTGGAGTGCCAGCACGCCGAGCGCGTCTATGGCCGGGCCTCGTCGCCGGGCCGCGAGATCGTGACGCCCTCGTTCGAGAAGAAGATCCAGGTCATGGTTCCGTAAGGAGGTTCCAATGGCTGCCCCGCTCGCTCCTCGCAAGACCCTGTGGGAACAGGAAGTCATCGAGAAGCTCGACGCGATCATCGCGGTGCTGGGCACGGGGGGCAGCAAGCAGCTCTTGGAACTGATCGAGGACCACCTCAGATATTTGCGTGTCTCAGACATGAGGCAGCACGGTCAGGTGGGTGATCCGGCAAACTTGCCGCCAGCCTACATTGACCAGCCGTGATTGCGGGATGGAGCAGCGGCAGCTCGTCAGGCCCATACCCTGAAGGCCGGGGGTTCGAGTCCCCCTCCCGCATCCAACTCGGTGAGGCCGCCCGACGATACAGAGGCGGTAACAACAGTCAGAAGGAGACCGTGTGGAACTGAACATCCGGGGCGAGATGGAAGCTGCGGCCGCACAACTCGAAGAGGCCGGTGCCGATTTCGAGGGCAGCAGCGAGGACGCATCGCCAGCGTCCGAGTCGGAGTCCACCAGCGAAGCCAGCGCATCACCAGCGGCGGAAGACGCCACTCCCGCGACAGTGGAGACGCCGCAGGCCGAGACGCCGGCCGAGCAACCCGTCACCGAAGAGTTCGAGCTGCCCGTGGGCGGTTCGATCCCGGTGCCTCGGGTCAGGAAGATCTTGGAGAACACCCGCGCCAAGGCGAGAGCCGAGGCGCAGGCTCAGCTTGAGCAGCTCGCGTGGGCGAAGGAGAAAGACCGAGCGGCCGTCGAAGAGGCCCTGCGGATCTACGAGTTCGCCAACCAGAACCCGGTCGAGTTCTATCGACAGGTCACCGAGCGGCTCCGCTCCGATCCCAGCCTCAGGGCTGAGGTCGAGCGCCTCTGGTCGCCAGCCCAACAGGCTGCCGAGCCGAAGAAGCCGGCCGACGAGAAGCCACAGCCCGATGTGCTGTTGGAAGACGGTCGACTGGTTTACAGCTCCGACCAGATGGACAAGCTGATGGCGTGGCAAGAGCGCCAGTTCGAGGGCAAGGTCAGCGCGAAGCTGGAGCCCTTCGAGAAGGCCACACGCCAGAGAGAGCAGGCCGAGCGGATCAACGCAGAGGCAACCCGCGTCTATCAGGAAGCCCTGAAGTGGCCGGGCATGGCCGATCCCGCGAACCGCAAGGCCGTCGCAGAGGCGATGTACACGAAGCGTATCCCGCTCGATGCCGCCTACCGCGACGTGGTGCTCCCCAAGCTCACCGACACGAAGAGCATCGAGGAACGGATCCGCCAGCAGGTGCTCGCTGAGCTGAAACAGAAGGGACGCGCAACAACTCAGAACCCACAGAAAGTGGTGAGCGATCCCGTGGCGTACTCGAAGATGAGTATCCGCGAGGTGCTCGAAGCCACTGCCGCCGAGCTGGGCATGGGGGACGACGAGTAAGCGCACGAAAGGTAGCCAATCATGGCGAATCCGAACATCGGCCAGTTGCTGGCCTCGACGTGGAACCGGGTTGTCACCGACAAGCCGGTCGACAACATCTTCAAGGATCTCTGGCTGTTCAACCGCCTGACCACCAAGAACGGCGGGATGGTCACCCTCGACGGCGGTGCGCAGATCGAGGTCACGCTGGAGTACGGCACGAACAGCACGTTCAAGAGCTACTCCGACATGGAGGCCCTCGACGTGTACAAGGTGGACACCGTGGACGCCGCCCAGTACGACTGGAAGGAGCACGCGGGAACCATCGTCACGTCCTGGATCGAGGTGTTCAAGAACTCGGGCAAGGCGAAGAAGTTCGACATCCTCGAACACAAGATCGACAACGCCATCAAGTCGGCGAAGACCGCGATCAACACGATGCTGTACGCGGCCAGCCCGGCCTCGAAGGACTTCCACTCCCTGCCCGTGCTCGTCCCCGACGATCCGACGGCCAGCGTGAGCATCGGCACGATCAACCAGAACACCTTCACGTGGTGGAGGTCGAACACGAAGAACGACGGCGGCTCCTCGTTCTCCGAGCTTCGCGCCAACATGAGGAAGATGTACAATGACTGCTCGGACGGAGCGTTCGCTTCGCACCCGACCTTCGGCGTGGCCGATCAGGCCGTGTTCGAGGGCTACGAGGGCCTGCTGACGGCCAACGAGCGGTTCACCTCGAAGAGCGAGGGCGAGGGCGCGTTCAAGAACGAAGTGCTGAAGCACAAGGGGATGCTGCTCGCGTTCGATCCGGCCATGGCCAGCACGGCTCGGATGTACTTCCTCAACGAGGACGCCATCAAGCTGTACGTCGCGAAGGGCCTCTGGCTCAAGCTCGGTGAGCCCATCGAGCCGGCGAACCAGACCATCGACGTGCGCAAGGTGGTCTCGGTCGGCAACCTCGTCGCCAAGCAGCGTCGGCGGCTCGGCGTGATCTACTCCATCGCGTAGTCAACCCTGTCGGGGGAGTGGGCTTCGGTCGCCGCGCTTGCGGCAGTGGCCCGGACTCCACTCCACCCCCGGACCTCGCTCCCCCGATTCGTTGTCTGGTGGGCTTCTCACCGGACCTCACCAGCAACAAGGAGAACAGACATGGCTCGACTCACTGGCCCCTACGTGGGCTTCGTTGGCGACTCCACGCGCCGGACCACGACGCAGGAGATGCCGCTCGGCACGAGGGCCTACGGCCCCTCGGGCGAAGAGTTCGTGTACATCAAGGCCGGCGCGAGCATCGCGCAGTACGACGCCTGCAAGTTCAACGGCAGCGCGGCCGGCTACGACGATGTGCGTCCGACCTCGGCCACTCAGCAGTACATCGTTGGCGTGGCCGACGCGGCGTTCGACGCGAACGCCTACGGCTTCATCCAGTCGAAGGGCGTTTGCACCTGCAAGGTGAACACGTCCGACGCGGCGGGTTCCCTGCTCGTCACCAAGGCGACGGCTGGCACGCTGACGCTGGCGGCGGCTACCTCGCTTCCTTCCACGCCTGCGGTTGCGCTGGTCACGGGTGTCGCGGCTGGTTCCGCCATCGTGCTCCGGTAAGGGGGTACGAACATGGCGAGACTCACTGGTCCCTACTCCGGGTTCCCCGGCAACACGACTCGACGCACGACGACTCAGGAGTTGCCGCTGGGCACTCGCGCCATCGCCGAGGGCGGCTCCGAGTACGTCTACATCAAGGCCGGCGCGACCATTCCGGTCAAGTCGGTCTGCACGTTTCAGGGTTCCGCCGCTGGCTACGACGACATTCGCGTCGTCACGGCGGCGAACCAGGCCATCGCTGGCGTTGCGGACACGGCGTTCGCGTCCGGCGAGTACGGCTTCCTCCTCTGCCGTGGCATCGTCACGGCGCTGGTCGAGGATAGCACGGCGGTCGGCTCTCTGCTTCAGGCCAGCGACACGGTGGACGGCGCGTTCATCCTGTCGACGGCTGCAACGGACCTCGTGGGGACGATCCCTGCGGTGGCTCTGACCACGGCGGCTGACAGCTCGACGGCTGGCGTGGTGGTCTGTCTCGGGTAGTTTAGCGAAAGGGCCTCTGCCTTTACTAAGGCAGGGGCTCTTTCAGTTCTCTTTCACAAGGAGTCTTTGTGGCCGATCAGAAGCCCGTTCCTCCCCCGTCTCTCACTGACGACCTGACTGCCAAGATCGCCGCTTCGGTGGCGCAGGCAGTGGCGCAGGCAACCGTGCAGGTTCAGGAGCGCATCGCTCCCACAGAGTCACGCAAGCCGGGGCGCGTGAGCGTGTTCAACCCGGAAGGCCTCGAAGTCAGGCCGAAGCTCGGGCGCAGGTACATCTTCTGCGGTGGTGACATGGACGAGAAGTTCATGACCAACAAAGAGATCGACCTGTGCAACAAGATCACCGAGCCGGGGACGTTCCACAAGGGCAAGTGGCACGTGCGCGTGCGCCGGGACGATGGCGGCAACGACACGGTGTTCATCGACCTGCCGGTCAAGAGCATCGACCAGCGCATGGAGATCCCGAACAGTCTGACGGCGATCCTCAACGAGATCATCGAGGAGCAGGCCGCCAAGAAGTGAGGCAGCCGTGACCTTCAAGGAACTGCAAGACGATGTGCTGGAGCGCATCAACAACAACAGCAACGAGGCGCGACTCCGCATCCGTCGCTTCCTGAACGAGTGGCATCGGCGCATCCTGAGCGAGGTCGGACTCGGCCAGCTCAGGGACGCCGAGACGACCTTGGCGGTCACCAACGCGGCCGACGAGTACACGCTGGCCGCAGGGATCCGAAAGATCCGGGCGATCCAGAACGAGGCCGACAACACGACGTTGCAGGAGCGCACGCTGGAGTGGATGCGTCAGGTGGACCCGGACGACTCCATGACCGGGGCTCCCCTGTACTACGCCATGCGCTCGGATCGCAAGATCAAGTTCAAGCCCTACCCGGACGACAACTACACGTTGACCATCGACTACGAGGCGCGGATCGCCAACATGGTCGACGACGACGACGAGCCCCTGATCCCCGAGGACTTCCACTACCTGCTGGTGCTGGGGGCTCGGGCGAACGAGTACGACAAGAACGAAGACTCCCGCCTTCGCGCCACGCAGGCCGAGCTAGCCGGTGGCATCGCCCGGCTGAAGCACTGGGTGGCCGTCAGGCCTCGTACGATCCTCTCGGCCGGCGGCACGGCGCGTCACTCCCGCCTCGGCTCTTGGTTCCCTGCTGAGTAACCCATGGCGTTGAAGCGCAAGCTCCTCGTCCTGTCCGACGTGCGGAGTGGCATCAACGAGGTCGATCCTCCGACCGATGTCCCCGAGCGCCAGATGACCGACGCCCGGAACGTCGAGGCCGTCACGGCCGGCATTTGCCGGAAGCGACAGGGCCACGCCGAGCCGGCGGGTCTGACCTACAGCATGACCGCTGGCAAGGTCGCCGCGCTCTATCGGCACACCCCCGGTGCCGAGACGGCGACCGAGCTGTGGGCCATCACGAACTCGGCCACGCCGGGTATCGGCCGCATGGTGGCCAACTCCACCACCTTCGCCTCGATCTCCCCCTCCGACAACTTCATCTCGTCGAACGCCCAGCACATCGAGTTCGCCAGCTTCAACGGCAAGCTCTTCATCGCTGGCGACAACGCCGTGGACCGGCTGCACTGCTGGGACGGGACCAGTCTGCGCCGAGTCGGCATCAAGGCGGCCTCGGCCGCGCCCACGCACTCGCAGTCCGGTGGTGCCGTGACGGACTCGCGCAAGTACCGGGTCACGTTCATTCAGAAGAGCGGCTCGACCATCGTGGCTCGCTCGACGGCCAGCGCGGCCTCGACGGTGGCTACGATGTCGGCGCAGAAGTCCACCGTGACCCGGCCGACGGCCCCCGGCGACTCCGAGACGCACTGGGAGCTGTGGGCGGCCGCCGACGACACGAACTACACCGTCTACTACTACCTCTCCGAGACGATCCTGGCGACGACCACGGCCGACGACAACAACGTCACGCTGGCCGACGTGAACGGCACGATCCTCGCCGACGACGGGAACGACGACTACCCGATCTCGGTGAAGCACATCGTGGCCGACGAGGAACGGCTGATCATGGCCGGCTCGTGGGAGCAGTCGGCCTACGACTCGCGGGTGTTCTTCACGCCCGTGCTCGGGGCCAGCAACATTGGCGACGACGAGCGGGTGCCGAACACGACGACGTGGAAGAACTACATCGACGTGCTGCCCGGCGTCGGCGGTGGGATCACGGGGCTCGGCGGCCCCCTGTTCGACGCCATCTACGTCTTCAAGAATATGCACACGGCCAAGCTGGTGAAGACCGGCGTGGCGACCAAGCCCTTCCGCCAAGTGGTGATCAGCAAGACGGTGGGCGCGATCAACGCGAAGAGCATCGTAACCTGTGAGGACGAGGCCGGCGCTCCCGCCATGTACTTCCTCAGCCGGCGTGGGCCCTACCGCATCTCCTCGCGAGGGCTGGAGTATCTCGGGCTCGACATCGAGAACACGTGGGCGACGGTGAACCTGGATGCTGCCACGGTGGTGGCGCACGGCGTCTACCACCACAAGAAGCATCAGGTGTGGTGGTGGGTGGCGACCGGCAGCTCGGACACGCCGGACACGCTGCTGGTCTACGACACCCGCTTCGGCGTCTCGTCCGAGCAGGGCGTGCGCGGCGGCTGGCAGATCTACGACGGCACGATGGCGGCAGCCCTCTCCTCGACGATGTACGCCTCGGAGCTGGGCTCGGCCACGCTGACGTATGACCTGAAGCCCTACATCGGGCCGTCGGCCACGAACAACAAGATCTACCTGTGCGACAAGGACGGGACGTACTCCGATCTCGGCGCAGGCTACCAGAGCTACTTCAAGACCAAGGTGATCGTGCCCGGCGGGTGGGATCGCATGGTCAAGATCGGCGGCGTGTCGGGCGTGTTCAAGCCGGACGCGACTGACTCGACGTGCCTGTGGGTGCGCGTGCTCAAGGACTTCGGGCAGGACTACGCCGAGTACCATCTGGCGGTGCCGTCGAGCGATCTGGTGACGCGGGTGACCGTGGACGCCAAGGATCCTGTGGCCGAGCGCCACGGGCCCTCCCAGCTCACGGCGCTCCAGCTCTACGTCTACGACATTGACCTCTCGACGCGGCCGTGGCAGCTCGACACGCTCATCGTCGAGATCTCGGCTGAGGAGCAACGCTGATGGCGAGCGGTGTCTACAATCGAGGCCTGAAGGAGCTGATCAGCGGCACGACGGTGTGGGGCAGCAGCACGCTCAAAGTGATGCTGGTCAAGAACACCTACGCCTTCGACCGCGATCACTCGGTCGTCAGCGACATCGTGTCGCACGAACTGACCTCGACCAACTACGCTCGCAAGACTGTCACGACGCCCACGTCCTCGCAGGACGACTCGGCTGATGCGGCGTTCCTCGACTCGGCGGATCTCCAGTGGGGCTCGCCGGCCATCGCGGCCGGGCAGACCGTTGGCTTCGCCGTGGTGTTCCGCGACTCCGGGGCCGACGCCACGTCGCCGCTCCTCTTCTGCTACGACGTGCTCGACGAGGATCCGGCCGGCGTGACCTACCGGCTGGTGTGGCACTCCTCGGGCATGGCCAAAGCCGTGAGCGCAACCTAACATGGCCGTCGACATCCGAGCGATCAACGGGTACGAGCTGGCCGCGCACACGGACTGGGCGGGTGAGATCAGTTGGTCTCCAGTCGGCGATCCTCACTTCTCGCAGGGATGCTGCTGGCTGGGCCCCCCGTCCGGCCTTGCCAACCGCGACAGTTACCACAACGGTGTGCCGCTCAGCGGGTACAGCTCGAAGAACCTGTACCAGCGAATGTACCTGCAACTGGAGACCCTGCCGAGCGACGGCGACGGCATGATCTGCCTGATGCAGGCTCGACAGAACCTGAACTCGAACTGCTGCTATGGCATCTGGCTGGACAGTACGGGTCACCTGTTACTGGTGAACTACAACAGTTCCAGCTATGACATCGTAGCCACGTCAACCAACACGCTCTCGCTGCACCAGTGGTATCGCATCGAGTGCGGCGTCCACCTGAACACGGCCGCGCAGGTTGGCGGTGCGCCGTACGAGTCTAACGCATGGCTTGAGGTGCGGGTGGACGGAACGCAGTGGGCCTACTACACGGCGTCGTCGTATGCGACCAACACCGGCATCCACATTACAACCTCCACGGCCTACTGGCAGTTCTCGTACTTTGGGCTGACGACGCGAGCGCACACGGGCTTCTCCGGGGCCACGGCCACTGACTGCTACGGGTTCATGGACTCGCTGGCAGTGGCCACGGGTGACTGGATCGGCGAGGGCTATGTCGGTTGTATCACGCCCACGTCTCCGGGCTCTGTGAGCGGCTGGGGCGTGACGACGGCCAACGACGAGCTGGCCTACATCGACCACTACAGCGATGCGACTGGAGAAAAGTACACGTCCACTACGGCGCTGGACGAGGTGACGTTTACACTCCCGACGCTGGAGAGTCTCGGATACGGGACGCCTCGCTTCGTTCAGGTGGCGATCCTCTCGGGCTCGACCGCCTACACGGGCGAGTACGTGATCAAGATCAACGGCGTGACGACTCGCGTCAGCGGGACCATCGGTAGCGGCGTATGGCGGTTCGCGGATATGCCCGTGACGATCCAGCCGACTGACACCGTAGAGGTCGGGATCCGCAAAGACAATACGGCGACGAGCCGGATGTTCACCCGTGTGGCCCTCTACTTCGAGACCGACACGTACAATCCTCCGGTGGTGGACGACACGGTGAGCATCGCCTATGGCAGCTACACGGGCACGGGCGCAGATCAGGCCGTGACGGTCGGTTTCGAGCCCGACCTGATCATCATCACGTCTGTGGCGAACTACCACCCATGGTTCTGGTGCCGCACGGCGTCTCGCACGAATATGCCGGCATGGCAGATCGGCGGCGTGGCTGCCTCGAACGCCGGGGCGATCTTCTGCCGCATGACCAGCACGGGCTTCACGGTACGCGATAGCAACGCGAACAGCAACGCCGTGGGCACGACCTACGACTGGATCGCCGTCAAGGATCGCACTCAGCGCGTGGTGTGCTACGGGGCCGCGCCCTACTGGTCCGGGCTCGACGACTGGGACGTGACGCTCAAGGGCTCGGCTGGCTTCACGCCTACGACGGTGATCGCCAAGGGGCAGTCGCGCACGGTCTCCATCGGAAGTGAATGGCTTCGAGGGCCGGGGCACACGGGCGACCAGTCCAATAAGTGGGCAGCCGCACTGGTGGGCGACTACGCCAAGGCCGGTGGCCTCCAGGCGGTCGGTTCTGGCACGTTCCAGCTCGGCGATGCGGTCTACGCCGTCAGCATCGAGTTCGTGTGCTACGTGGCCGTGCGCGACACGAACTGGTTGACCAACTCGCTGTGGCGCACGTACACCTACACCGGCAACGGATCGAGCCCTCGCGACATCGCCCTGCCGTCGGATATGCTCACGAAGACGCCGCGCTGGTTGCTGGTGCAGGCGGCAGAGTATCCGGGCTCGAACAAGTACGGCTACATCAAGTCGCCGAGCATGGTGGCTGGCGGGAGCAAGAGCCTCGCGGCGAACCAAGGCACGGTCGGCATCACGGGCTGGGACGTGGGCGAGTTCACGGTCGACGGAGACCTGAACGCGAACGGCAAGGTGTACAACGTCTTCGTGATGGCCGACGGCGACGACGAGAACTCGTTCATCACGGCCAACGCTCCGCTGATCACCTTCGAGATCCGCACGCTCGGCATCTGGTGGCCGGGGCTGGTGACGGCTCCTCGCACGTGGCCAGTGCAGTGCGAGCAACGGTACTTCCCGGTGGAGCCCGAGAACCGCACGCATCGCGTCGGGTGCGAGCAGCGGACCTTCAACGTCGATCCTTGGACTGACAGGATGGGAGAGTAGCATGGCTGCACCCTTGGCCATCGTCGAGAAAGACCCGGTGGCGGTTCTGACCTACACGATCTCTTGGGCCGCGTGGCTGGCGACCGGCGACACCATCTCCGCAGTAGTGTGGACGGTGCCGACCGGGATCACGCAGGACGCCGTGAGCAACGACTCCACGACGGCCAGCATCACGCTGAGCGGTGGGACGCACGGTGAGACCTACGACGTGAAGTGCAAGATCACCACGACGGCGGGTCTGGTCGACAAGCGCACGTTGCGGTTCGTGCTGAGCGAACGATGAACATCGGACTGAAGTTCCGAGACCTCTTCAATGGGAAGATCGGTCAGGCGATCCTGAACGAGCTGGACAACCTTGTGTCCGGCATCATCGCCCACTGGAAGGTCGAGCACAACGAAGACGGGACGCACGCCGACATCACGGCGGATACCCTGGCCGTGGGAAGTATCACGGCCGAGGGAAACGTGACGGCCGAGGCCTTCTACGGGCCGGGCATTGGCGTGACGGACATCCCCGAGACGGCTATCGCCGATGGCTCGATTCTCGCCCGAGTCGGCTCTGCGGAGACGGTGACGGGCGCGTGGGCCTTCTCGACGGTGCCGACCCTCGGTACGCTCGCCGGGTATCTCAAGGGGACGGCCGGTGCGGTATCAGCGCAGTCCACCCCCTTGCCGCCCGGCGATCTCGGATCGGGCGTGCGGGACGGCACGAAGTTCCTGCGCGACGACGGCACGTGGCAGGCGGCCTCTGGTGGCGTGTCCGACGGCGACAAGGGCGATGTCACGGTCAGCAGCGGCGGCACGGTCTGGACGGTGGACAACAGCGCCATCACGAACGCCAAGCTCGCCGACATGGCCCAGCAGACGCTCAAGGGCCGCAAGACGGCGAGCGATGGCGCTCCCGAGGACTTCAAGATCAGCGCCCTCACCACCGAGGCCGCCCCCGCGAGCGGCGACTACCTGCTCATGGAAGAGAGCGGTGGGGCGCTCCGCAAGGTCGACTGGGCCAGCCTGCCCGGTAGCGGCGGTGGCGAGGCGAATACGGCCTCGAACATCGGCACGGCCGGCGTCGGCGTGTACGACTCGAAGAGCGGCGTCGATCTCCGGTTCCGCAAGATCAACGCTGGCAGCGCGAAGATCTCCGTCGCGCTCGATGGTCCCAACACTGAGGTCGACATTGACCTCGGCACGGTGAACATCGACGACCTGAACGACGTGGCGATCACGGCGGCCGCGAGCGGCGACTTCCTGCGGCACAACGGCACGAACTGGGTGGACGCCACGATCTCGTCGGGGGATCTGCCGAGCCACAACCACGCGGCCGCCGACATCAACAGCGGGACCATCGCGACGGCGCGGCTGGGCTCGGGATCGGCCAGCAGCTCGACGTTCCTGCGCGGTGACCAGACGTGGGCTGCCGCCAGCACGCCGACGCACGACTGGATGCAGCCCATGGGCATGACGGGCTCATCGGCCGGCGTGGTGACCGCTGCTGACGCTCGGTGTTACGCCTGCTGCGTGGGCAAGCTCCCTCTCAGCGCAACCTCGGTCAAGGTCTCGTACAACGTCTCGGTGGGTATGGCCGGCGCGGTCACCTACGCCGAGATCGGGATCGGTAAGAGTTCTCAGCCTGCCGGCGCGGGTTCGTTGCCGAACATCACGCCCGTCGGGTACGCCGATGTCTCTGCGGTGATCAACGGGACGGGCTCGAAGCAGACGACAGTCAACGTCAGCGGGGGGCAGTCACTGGCGGCTGGAGACTACCTCTGGATCCTGATCTCGCAGAACGCCGCGTCCACCAACCCGCAGATCTTCGGGTTCCTTGAGTCCACCTCGTCCGGGTTTGCCGGCTACAAGGACACGACGCAGATCAGCACGAACATCGGGTCTGCGATCAGCGGGTGGACGGTTTCGGGCACGTCGGCATACAACGTCATCTTCTGGACGCTTCCCTCGTAAGGAGACACCATGGCCATCGCTCGCGTCGATCCGTACGGTCCTGACCCCTATGCTGACCCGCTGGCTGGTGCGATCCGCACGCAGACGCAGAGTCAGTACTCGTCGCCGGGGCAGCCGGTGACGGACGCCTACCAGCCGCCGGGGACGACGACGACGCCCACGTCGACGCAGTGGCAGCGTCCGGCCGGCTCGAACTGGGACACCGACGGCTACGCCGCGCCTTCCTGGTTCCCCGACCAGTACAACCCCACGACGCCGGCCGGCTGGGACCAGACCAAGTGGTCGGACCCCAACTACATGAGCCCCAAGTACGCCGTGGGCAAGATCCTCTCGAACTACCCGGCGAACGTCGGCGGCCTCACCAAGGCCTACGAGGACATCAAGAAGGCGTTCCCCGGCGCGACCTACGACGGGAAGGACAAGCTGATGATCCCCGGCGTGGGGACCATCGACGTGGGGCAGGCCTTCTCGACGACGGCCAGCGGCCAGTACGGGCCGGACGTGACGACGGCGTGGCAGTGGATCCCGGTGCTCGACCAGTACGGCAACGTGATCCCGCAGGACGGGGGCACGGGAGTCGGCGGTGCGCCTATCGGTGGCGCTGGCGGCACGGGTGGCGGTGGTGCGGCCGGCAACTGGTGGAGCCAGTTTGGGGGCGACGTGAGCAACAAGCTCCGCGAGTTCCTGAACATGGACCCCAGCAACGTCTCGGTGCGGGATCAGGACATCGCGCCCGTGGCGCAGACGCACGATGCCGCGCTCCAGCGAGCCCGGAACATGGCGCAGGCGCAGATGGCCGAGCAGGCCGCGCAGGACGGCACGCTCGGGGCCGGCGGCTTCGACACCGACGTGCAGCGCACGTTCACTGACTTCGGCAACGCGCAGGCCGGCTTCGAGGCAGGCCTCGTCAACGACAAGATGAAAGAGCGCCGAGCGCAGATCATGCAGGCGCTCCAGCTCGGCTCGGGCCTGCTCGACAACGAGATGCAGCGGAAGCTCCAGATGGAGCTGGCGCAGATCGACGACGCCACTCGCCGCATGGGTCTCACGATGGCGAACAGCCAGTTCTACGACAACCTCGGCATGACGCAGGCGCAGTTCGAGGCGATCCAGAACGCGAACATGGTGAACAACCTGATGTCCGGCCTCTACGGTGGCGGCTTCTAGTTGACAGACTGACAGAAAAGGAGTACACTCATGGGCTGGCTCTCTTCCCTCGCCAAGGTTGGTCTCGCGGCCGCCGCGCCGTTCACGGGCGGTGCCTCTCTCATGGCCATGCCGGCCACGTCTCTCCTCGACAAGATCGGTAGCCAGGCCGGTGGTGCGGCCGCCGGCTCGCAGGCCGGCCGGCTCGCGCAGGATCAGGCCAACGCTCGCATCTACGACTCGCAGGTACAGGGGGCCCTCGGCCTCGGCCAGCTCGACATGGCCCGGCAGAAGTTCGCCGCGCAACTGCCGGGGATGCAGACGGCGAACATCGCTCGCGCCAGCCTGCTCCAGAACATCGGCGACCTGTCGCTCGGGGGACCGGGCAACTGGAAGGTCAGCGGCGGGATCAGGCCGTCGGCGCTCGGGCAGGACGCCAAGCTCGCGGCGGCGATCATGGCGCAGAAGCAGATGCAGGCCCTCCAGCAGGGGCCGCAGTTCGAGAAGATCCAGATGCCCACGGCTCCTCAGCAGAGCAAGGCCGGGTGGCTGGAGAAGATCCTCGGTGGCGTCGGCACGTTCGCGCCTATCGCCGGCTCGATCCTTGGCGGCCTGAACCTCGGGGGCGGCGGTGGCGGCTCCAGCTCTGGTGGTGGCGGCGGGTTCGATAGCGGCTTCTAAGGAGACACGACATGGCCTTCAACTGGGGCGGTGCGGCAGCCGGCGTGAACGACGTGCTGCAACAGCAGATCAAGAACGACCTCGAACGGGCCCAGCTCAACGAACAGGTCAACTACCGGAAGCTGCAAACCGACATCGCGAAGCAGAACGCCGACTCCCTCAAGGAAGAGCGGGACGCTCGCGTGGCCGAGCGCGATCTCAAGGTCAGGGCGCGGGAGCAGCGCATCAAGTGGGCGCAGGCCGTCTCCGAGGGCCAGCTCGATCCCAACGATCCGATGGCCGGCTTCCACAAGGCACGGGCGTCGTACATCCTGTCGTCCGGTGGTGAGGATCTCCCCGACACCGCCGTGGCGAACTACCTCAAGCCCGAGCCGAAGCGCACGCCGAGCCTGCTCACCAAGGAAGAGGAAGAGCAGCAGAAGCGACTGATCGCGGCACGGGCCGCCGCGACTCGCGCCAACCGGCCGCCCTCGGCGGCGGCAGCTCTGCGCGAGGAACGCCGCAAGTCCGATCTCGCGGTGCAGAACTACCTCGGCTACCTCAAGCGCAAGCACACCGATCCCAAGGCCGCGCTCAACGAGTTCGACACGGCCGGCGACGTGCTCCGCAAGGGCGGCGGATTGGTCGACGTGGGCAACTATCGCCGGCTCCTCGAACGGATGTACGGCCTGCCCTCGACGCCGTACACGCCCGAGCAGGAGTACAAGAACCGCGTCTTCTCCGATATGCTCAGGGACGAGGAAGCGGCGGCAGCGGCCGCGCAGGACGAGGAGACCGGGGGCTAACCCATGCCGATCAAGCTGATCCCCGAGCTGGCGCAGTACTTCGGGACCGATGAGCTGGACGACAACCTGGAACCGGTGAAACCCAAGGGCGAGAAGAAGCCGGCCAAGCCGACCAAGTTCGTGTCCAAGGTGCTCGACGCCGAGGTGAAGCGTCAGACTGCGCCGACCATTCCCAACCCCCAACAATTCGAGACGACCATGCTCGGCGATGCCGCCCGAGCTGTTGGGAGAGGTGTGGCCAAGGGGTACGGCAAGGCCGTCGATGCCGCCACGAACGTCTTCGAGGAAG